TGAGCGTGGCCGCCGCTGCAACTGCCGCCGCGCTGGCCGTGGCCATGGCTGCGTCCGCCGCCACGGGCTGGTGGCTGCGCGACGTGCAGGCCCAGGCCCAGCTGGGTGCGCTGCGCACCGCGCACGCGCTGCAGCAGGTCGCGCAAGAGCGCCAGGCGCGTGAAGCCGGCGAAGCCCAGCGCAAAGCCGAAGCGCAGATCCGCCTCGCCATCAACCAGGAGGCCATACATGCCCGAGCCCAAGCCGCTGCCCAGGCAGCCCGTGCTGCTGATCTGCGCGCTGTTGCTGGCCGGCTGCGCCAGCACGTCGTCGCCCTTGCCACCGCAGCCAGCCCGGCCGATGGAAGTGCCGCCGCTGCCGACGGAAGCCCGCCAGCCGCAGGCGCCGGCCTGGTGCTCGCCGAGTTGTACCGCGGCGCTGACGAAGAGGCGGTCGAGCTCGCTCTGGCGTTTGACGCCGCCCGCGGCGCCGGTCTTGCCTGCGAGCGCGTCTATGGCGCGCTGACGGCACGATGACCCAGCGCGGCGCCCTACACCACCAACACTGACAGGAGCCCAACATGGCCGCATCCCTCGCATTCCGCCTCAGTGGCGGCGCTGGCAACAGCAACCCACTTCTTTCTACCGGCGGCGTCATGTCGTCCACTGCTGCCGCGGCGAACGCCCTGTTCGACACCGTGAGCGCTGCCGAGGCCCTGGCCGGCGACACCGAGTACCGGGCGATCTTCCTGCTGAACAACGGCGACAAAGACCTAGTCGGTGTGAAACTCTGGATCAGCGATCAGGCCACGAGCGGCGTGCTCGCGCTGGCCCTGGACGGTGCCGGCAAGAACGCCGATGCCGAGGTAGAGGTCGACGAGAGCACGGCGCCGACCGGCGAGACGTTCAGTAGCCCCACCGATGTCGGAAGCGCGATCACCGTTCCCGACCTTGCCGTTGGCGACAGGCACGCCGTTTGGGTGCGCCGTGTGATCGGCGCGGCGACGGGCGGCGTGGCGCTGGCATCGAACACCGCCGAGCTTCGCGTGGACTACGAATACATCCCGTGATCCTCGTCGCCTTCCGCTACAACGACCGCCGCCTCTTTGCGCGGCTGGTCTGCCTGCTGCGTGGCGGGGACTCTGCGCACTGTGAGGGGGTCTACCGCAGCGTGAACGACATGCACGGCTGCGTGTCGTCATCGTTCATCGACGGCGGCGTGCGCGAGAAGATCATGCCGTTGCCGGCTGAAAAGTGGCGCATGTACGAAGTGCCTGAAGCCGTTGACCCTCGCGCGTGGCTGGTCCAGCACACCGGGAAGAAGTACGACCTCCTGGGCCTGCTGGGCATCCTGCTGCCGACCCTTGGGCACAGCCGGCGTCGCTGGTTTTGCAGTGAGGCCGTGGCCGACATGCTGGGCCTGAGCGAGCCGCATCTATTTGACCTGCGCAGCCTGGAGAGCGTCTGCGCGCTGAACGGGAAACGCATCCAATGACACCCTCAGAAATCCGCGCAGCCATTGCTGCATCGCCCGAACTCACTGCGCTTGCTGCGGCGGGCAGCACTCAGGCCATTGCCGATGCGCTGAGTGTGGGCCGCACGAAGTTGGTGGCTACCGAGGTAGGCGCGGGCACGATCCTCGAAGTGCTGGGCATGGCGACCGGCAACGCGCTGCTCGACCTGATCGACACCGTGGCCGATTTCCGCCACGTCCGCCCGTTGGTTCAGCAGGGCCGGCTGCGGCTGGACTCTGCGCTTGTCATCGCCACGATGCAGAGCCTTGTCGGTACCGTGCTGACGCAGGCGCAGGCTGATGCGCTCAAGGCGCGGGCTACCGCACCAGACCCCGTGACTCACCAGCAAGTCAGCGCAGCCATCGAAGGGAGTGTGTGATGCTTGGGCGCAACTACCGATTCAGCGTCAACAACCAGACCGGCGCGAACGTCACTGTGACGATTCAGGCGCGGCTGTGGAAATTCGACTCATCGAACGCGCTTGTTTGGAGCGCAGAAACCGAAGTCTTCAACGAAGCAGGCATTGCCAGCAGCACGACCGCCTGGACGGAAGAAGCCACGGGCATCGACAACAGCACCTACAAGTACCTTGGCGCAGAACTTGAGGTCATCATCACGCCCGCCGCTTCGGCCACGGGTACGGTCGCGGTGCAGATTCAGCGAAGCACCGATGCGGGCACGACTTGGCCCACCGACGGTGGCGGTGAGTTCGTGGGCTCGCACTATTTCGCAGCATCAAGCGCGGCGTTCACCAAGACGATGACGGTGGACTAAGTGCCCGCGACGAAGCGGCAAAGCGGCATCGCGCGACTCCTGCGGGAGTGGAGTGAAGCTGGGCCAGATTTTCTGTGGGTTCCTGACAGCCCCGAGACGCTGCTGGTCGATCAGGCGCGCGGCGTGCAGGGCTGGGTCGCGGGCACGAAGCCGCTTGGCTTCGGCGGCCTTCAGGGCACGGTCAACAACAGCGGCACGGATTGGGTTGAGTTCCCAACGAACGTAGGGATCACGGCCAACAACACGCCCTTTTTCGGCGTGGCCCTGGTTTCGATACCCGACCAGACGGCGGCGGCCGGCTGTTTCCTGAAGATCGGCGGCGATACCAACGGTCTAGGCTTCGGCTTCGGCGACACGACATTCGAGAACACCGGCTCTCGAATGATCCTGCGTCTGGAGTACATCGCGTGGCTTACCAGCGCAACCAGCGCTCTTGCACGCGGCCTGAACGTCGTTTCGTTCGGCAATGCTGTGTTTGGCAGCAACGGAACGATTATCAACCACAACGCCACAAGCGGCTCTAATATTCTCACCTTTGCAGGTGGCACGCAGGCCATCGACGCGCGCTTGCGAATCAACGGCTACACAACAAGCCGGGGCACCGGCGCGCAGGTCCACGCGGTTGCAATCTTCCGCCGTTCGCTGGCGCTGGACGGCGACGCATATGTAAATTTCCGCACGCGGCTAACCACGCCGCCGCGCCAGCTCGACCGGCAGGCGTTCGGCGTTGTGCCGCGGCTATTCGCCCCCCGCCGCATCTGGGTTCCGCAGGCCGGCATCACCGGCCTGCCCACCCTGACCGCCAGCAGCACCATCGCCACAGGCTACGCAGTCCGCACCAGCGGCAGCGCCACGCTGGCGGCCGGCTTCGCAGTCCGCGCCGCGTCATCTGCGACCCTGGCGACGGGCTACAGCGTCCGCAGCACCGTCAGCAGCACGCTCGGCACCGGGTACGCCATCCGGTCGGCCAGCAGCGCCACCCTGCCCGCAGGCTATGTGGTGCGCAGCACGGGTGCCGCGACGGTCGGCCTGGGCTACGCAATCCGCACCGCCTCGCTCGTCACTCTGGCGGCAGGCTATGCGGTGGACTCCGCGCTTGGCATCGGCTCGGAAACACTGCCCGTGGGCTACGCGGTGCGCGCCCCGGGCTCGGCCACCTTGGCGACCGGCTACGCAATCACGACCGCCAGCCATGCCGCGCTCGCGGCAGGCTTCGCCATTCGCGCCGCCGGGTCGAGCACGCTGCCCACGGGCTACATCGTCCGCAGCGCAGGGTCTGCCACGCTGCCGGCCGGCTACGCCGTGGGCGCTGCTGGGTTCGCGGTTCTGGCCGTTGGCTATCGGGTGGATGGTGCGGCGGATGTATCCGACCCGGCTGCGGTATGGAACTACGTCATGGCCAACGGGCAGACCGCAGAGGCCAACATCCTCGCGCTGCTGGGCTACGTCGAAGAACTGCATCTGATCCACGGTCTGCGCGCCGGCTCGCCGCTCAGCGTCACCGACACCTCCCGCCAGGCCGGCGCCGTACTGCAGGCCCTGGGCGAGGCCGCGGGCACGATAACGGTCACTAGGCAGTAGCCATGGCCCTGAACCCTCGCGCCGTTGCGCTGCAGGGCCTGGGCCGCTCGCCGCGGCTGGTGGCAGTGCAGGGTCTCTGGCCAGAAGAGTCCGAAGGCGACGGCGACGACACCGGCGCACCATTCTCGCCGCACCGCCGCCGCAGCTGGCGCCCCGCGCCTGTCGAGCCGCTGCCGCCCCCCAAGCGCAAGCGCAAGCGCCGCCAGGCCGACATCCTGTTCCTGGGGCACTGACGCTGGCCCCCTGACGCGCGCGCGATTTCGTCTCAGCTTTGCTGGAACTGAGACACCCGGGCAAAGAAGATGCCCGCATGCCAGACATCGCAGCCCCCGCCAGCAACACCCACCTGCTGCCCACGCAGCAGCGCGCGGCCGCCGTCAGCCCTTCATCGTTCAACCCGGCCACGCGCAGCGTCGACGTGACTTGGACCACCGGCGCCCGCGTGCGCCGCATGGACTGGTGGACGGGCCAGGCCTACGACGAGGAACTTGTCGTCACGCCCGAAGCCGTGGATCTCTCGCGCTTCGCCACGGGCGGGGCGCCGGTGCTCGACTCGCACCGCGCCTACGGCCTGGACTCGCAGATCGGCGTCATCACCAGCGCCGAAGTGCGCGACGGCGAGGGCCGCGCCACGCTGCAGCTCAGCGAGCGCGAAGACCTGGCCGGCCTGGTGCGCGACATCCAGGCGGGCATCGTCCGCAACATCAGCGTGGGCTACAACGTCCAGCGCTACGAAATCATCAGTGCCGCCAACCGCACCGACGGCGGCACCATCCCCTTGTACCGCGCCGTGGCGTGGCAGCCCGCCGAACTCTCGTTCGTGCCCATCCCGGCTGACCCCCAGAGCACCACGCGCGCGGCTCCCAAGCATGGCACGCCGTGCCTGTTCGTCCCTGTGGCGCCAGGCGCTGCAGAGGCTGTCCGGGCGACCGCCCAACCCACCGCACTGAGGACCCCTATGCCGCAAGTCACCCAGGCCGGCGCCGCCGACACCAACGCCCCCGCCACCACGCCCGCCACCACGCCCACCGCCCCGCCCGCGCCGCCGTGCTCACCGAGCTGGCCACGCGTGACGCCGGTGCCGGCGGCCACCGCAACGTCAGCCGCGTCGACACCGTGCAAGACGAAATGCAGACCCGCATGGCCGGCATCGAGCAGGCCATCCTGCACCGCATCGCCCCGGGCACCGCGCTCGACGACAACGGCCGCACCTACCGCGGCATGTCGCTGCTGGAAATCGGCCGCAGCTTCCTGGAAGCGCACGGCCAGCAGACGCGCGGGCAAGACCGCATCACCCTGGCCGGCCGCATCCTGCACTTCCGCAGCCCCGGCATGCACGGCACGGGCGACTTCGCCAGCCTGTTCGCCAACGTGGCCAACAAGCGCCTGCGCGGCGCCTATGACGAGAACCCCGGCACCTACGCCATGTGGGCCCGGCGCGGCCCGAACGCGCCGGACTTCAAGAACATCAGCGTCGTGCAGCTCAGCGGCGCCCCCACGCTGCTGCAGACCAACGAACACGGAGAGTTCAAGTACGGCACCATGAAGGACGCCGGCGAGACCTACGCCGTGCTCACCTACGGCCGCATCGTCAGCCTCACGCGCCAGGCCATCATCAACGACGACCTGCGCGCCTTCGACCGCCTGGTCTCGGCCTTCGGCTTCGCGTCGCGCCGGCTGGAGAACCGGCTTGTGTACAGCCAGCTCACCGCCAACGCAAACATGGGCGACGGTGGCGCGCTGTTCAACGCCACGGCCGTCACCACGGCCGGCGGCCACGCCAACCTGTTCACCACCGGCGCCAGCGCCCTGCAGACCAGCGCGCTGATCACGGCGCGCACCGCCATGCGCCGCCAGAAGGGCCTGAACGCGGAAGAGCTGAACCTGGCGCCTTCGTACCTCATCGTGCCGGCATCGCTCGAGCAGACGGCCTACCAGCTGACGAGCAACCAGTACGCGCCGGCCGTGAAGAGCGAGATCAACGAGTTCCGCACCGGCGGCCGCACGTCGCTGGAACCGGTGGTCGAGCCGCTGCTGGACGACAACAGCGCCACCGCCTGGTACCTGGCCGCGGCCACGTCCCAGGTCGACACGGTCGAGTACTGCTACCTCGACGGCGCCGAAGGCCCGGTCATCGAATCCGACGTGGGCTTCGAGGTCGACGGCGTTTCCTACAAGTGCCGCCTGGACTTCGGTGCCAAGGCCGTGGACTGGCGCGGCCTGAGCAAGAGCGCCGGCGCCTGACCCCCTGAACGCAACCTGATGACCTGAAAGGCCACCATGAACAACTACGTGCAAGAGGGCGACACCCTCACCCTGACGCCTGGCGCCAACGTCGCGGCCGGCGCCGGCTACATGTTCGGCACCGCGATCTTCGGCGTGGCCACGGCGGCTGTCACCAGCGGCCAACCCGGCGAGTTCATCACCGAAGGCGTGGTCGAGCTGGCCAAGACTTCGGCGCTGGCCATCGCCACGGGTGACCTGGTGTACTGGGTGCCCGGGTCCAGCGTGGTCAACAAGACCACCACCAGCCAGCGCGCCGTGGGCGTGGCCGTGGCCGACGCCGCCAACCCCAGCGCCACCGTGCTGGTGAAGCTGGGCGTGCCCACGCTGCCGGGCACCTGATCGGCTGCCTGACCCGCTGCCTGATCTGCTGCCCACGCCGCCGTGAGCCTCGCATCCCAGGCCATGGCCCGCGCCACCGACACGCTGTACGCGCGTTTCGGCGACGCGGCCACCTACACCGACCGCAACGCCGTCTCCACGCCGTGCACGGTGCTGGTCGACCGCGACCTCACGCGCTACGGCGAAACCGCCGTGGTCAACCAGCGCACCGCCGTCGTTCAGGTGCGCACCGTGCAGCTGGTCGCAGCGCCGCGCCGCGGCGATACCTTCACCCTGGCCGGCAGCGGCCAGGTGCTGGTGGTCGACAGCCTGCAGGGCAGTGACGAATTCGAGCACCGGGTGTTCGCGGCATGACCACCAGCTACAGCATCCAGGTCGACCCCGACAGCGTGAAAGAGGCCGTGAGCCTCTTCGAGTTCGTCGGCGGCAACACCGACGAAGCCCTGCGCGTGGCCATCAACAAGGCTGCGCCCAAGGTGCGCACGGCCAGCAGCAAGGCCATCCGCGAACAGGTGCGGCTGCAGGCCAGATACGTCAACCAGCGGCTCACCGTCATCAAGGCCACGCGCCGCAACCTGAACGGCCGCATCCGGGCGCTGTCGCGCGGGCTGCTGCTGTCGCGCTTCAGCACCGACGCGCTGGTCTCCAGCGACAAGGTCGGCTGGTTCCGTCCGCCGCTGGTGCCCAAGCAGGGCATCCGCGTCAAGGTCAAGCCCGACGGCGCGGCCAAGGTGGTGACAGGCGACACCGACACGCGCGGCAACAATCCCTTCTACATCGTCATCAACGGCGGCCAGAACGTGGCCATCGCTGCGCGCCTGGCAGGGCAGGGCAGTGGCGGCCGCAAGGTCAAGATCTTCGGCGGCCCGTCGCTCAGCCAGGTGTTCAACACCGTGCGCGACCAGGTCACGCCCGAGGCGGCCGACGTCTTCGAAGGCGAGCTGCTCGACGCCATGCGCTACCTGCTGGTGAAGAAGTACCCGCCGGAGCCCACCGATGGCTGACCTGGTGCGCGAGCGGCTGCTGGCCAACATCCTCACCGCCGTGGGCGGTGAGTACGGCTTGCCGGCGCCCGAAGACGAGCGCGACCTGCCCGTCACCATCGTGCAAGACGGCAGCGACGAAGCCACCACCAACTACGACGCCACCGTCTGCGTCATGCCGCTGAACGTGGCCCGCGCCGAAGCGGCCGCCAGCAGCGACCGCGACGCCATGCGCCAGCAGGCCCACGCGGCGCTGAAGGCGCTGCTGGCGGCCATGTTCACCGACGAAACCTTCGACGGCCTGGCCGTCGGCATCGACTACACCGGCGGCGGCATCCAGGCCGACGGCCGGCTCGTGTTCGCAGAGGCTGCCTTCCGGGTGCGTTACCAGCACCTGCGCGGGCAGCCCGACGTTCTGGCCTGAGCCACCCACCCACAGACACCGAGGAAACACCCATGGGCGCACCCATCATCCGCTACGAGGCCGGCCAGACCGCAAAGGCCTTCGAAGAGATCGTCAACAGCGGCGACGCGAAGACCTACTCGGCCAGCTTCGCCCCCGTCAGCAACGCGGCCGGCTTCGAGCCCGTCGTGGCGCCCTACGGCCTGCTGACCGGCGGCGCCATCACGCCGCACGCCACCAACGACAACGTGGCCGTGGCCGCGCTCACGGCCTGCATGGCAGCCGTGTCGGGCGCCGACACCAGCGGCGTCATCTCGGTGGCCGCGGGAAACGTCGCCATCACCCGGCCTGCTACGGCGGTGGCGAAGATCTGCAGCATCACCATCACC